CTGCGAAAAGACGTTTCCAGATCGTGCCGTCAGGAAGGATGATTGGAGAGTTGAAGAAAGCTTCGACTGTCCATTCCCATAGGGCTTGAAGTTTGTCTGGTGCTGTTGGTGAGGTCGGGTAGTCTTTGGTAGGAACGTAGCCATTGTTAAAGTCTAGAAAGGATCGGGTAACGCCGAAGATCAATGTGATAAGCCAGAATCGGGCACGTTTATCGAAACGAGACCAATCGATGGTGATGTAGCTTACGGATTCGCCAGGGATGTAGAGGTCACGATATAATCGGAACCATCCGCCAGTGAATGTTTCGTAGCCCCAAAGCATTGGTGTTATGCCAGGGTTGGTTTTGATCCATGCGATGTATTCCCAGTAAAGCATTGCTTCTGAGATGATCCACAGTTTTGAGACTCCCCAGATTGATCTGAGTTTATTGGCAGCGCCGGACTTGACGACAGCAGTCTTAATGTGTAGTAGCATAGGAAATATGAAGCGCAGATTGATATACTCGGTGTCTTTGAGACCAGCGTGTGATGTGAATCTCGATTTGATGATGTGTTGCCAGCTGTGGACGAACGAGAAGATGAGGTTCTTCATGTATCCAAATTTTGCCGGGGTAACGGAATCGAGCATTGCCGGGCTTGGTTCGGGACCGAAGCGACGGAGCATGTCTGCGGGGTTGACGTATTTGAGCCAAGATTTGGTTGCGTAGTCATAGAAGTAGGAAAAAGGTTTTCGTAACTTGAGGAAGGATTTGACGACGGAGAAGGGATATTCAGCATTTACTTGCCATTTGAAGGGGTAGTGCCATTGGATATCGTAAAGGTGGCATGGTTGGGCGGGAATCGGAGGTTTCCAGGCATCGTAGAGGTCGGTGAGTGCTCCTTGGATTGCGAGTTGACTTTTGAGGTCTTGAGGCTGAGGGTGATCAGGAATGTCGCCGGAGAAGAAGTCTTCGGTTATAGTTTCAGGATCGAGCGAAGTTCGCTTGTAGCCGTTGACAATAGTGTCGTACTCGTCAGAGGTGAGGTAGGAACGAAACACGTAACGCAAGGTGCGTTGGTGATTTTCGATAGCCACAACGTTAACGTCAGGGATACTCGGCTTGTGTTCAGAGACACCAGCTTGTTGAAAGTTGGTTGTCACTTTGAGTGAGGAAAAAGCGCGAGAGAGGAGTGAGGTGAGGTACTCCATGGTGAATTTGATTTCTAGAGCTCGAAAATGCGATTTAATTTTCAGGTCGCGA